TGCCGCGACTGCCGCTCCAAGGCCGGTCGCGAGAAGAGGCTCATGGACGGGGAGGCGGACGATGTCGACTAAGACGAAGACGACCTCCACGGTGTGCGAGCGCTGCGGACGCAGGAAGAAGGACGACAACTTCTTCTGCCGCGCCGTCGGGGGCCTGTACCCGGTGTGCAAGGACTGCCTCACGGAGGGCCTGGACAACAACGACCCTGCCACGATTCGTCCGGTCATGGAGGCGCTGGACGTGCCGTTCTACGAGAAGCTGTGGATAGTCACGGGAAACCAGGAGTTCTCCAAGGACCCGGCCCACTTCGGCCCGAAGAGCGTCATCGGCAAGTATCTGCGCAAGATGCACATGCAGCAGTACAGCAAGTTCCGCTACGCGGACTCGGACGACACGGCTGCGCTGGACAACGTGTCCGGCATGTTCGACGAGACCCCCGAGCCGCTGTACGCGCTGGCGGGCGACGCGGCGTGCGCCGTCCCGCAGGTCGGGGACTCCGCTCCGGCAGGTGGCGTGACGACCCAGGCGGCGGTCGGGAACGACGTGGGGTCGTCCCTCACGCGCGAGGACCGCATATACCTCATCGGCAAGTGGGGTGAGGCGTACACGCCGGTGGAGTGGCTCAAGATGGAGGACATGTACACGCGGTACGCCAACGAGTACGAGCTCACGGTGGACCGCGAGGAGGTGCTGCGCAAGATGTGCAAGACCTCGCTCAAGATGGACGAGGCGATCGACTCCAACGACGCGTACAACTACAAGACGCTGTCGAGCGTGTTCGACTCGCTCAGGAAGTCCGGGTCGTTCACCGAGCAGCAGCACAAGGAGGACAGGCGCGGCGTCATAGGCTCCGTCGGGCAGCTCGTGCAGCTCTGCGAGCGCGACGGCGGCATAATCGAGCAGATGCCGCCGCCCGACGACTATCCGCAGGACAAGATAGACCTCACCATCAACGACTACAAGCAGTACGCCGTGAACCTGCTCAAGAACGAGCCTAACATCTCTGGGCTCATAGAGTCCTACGTGCAGAAGCTCGAAGGCGCGTCCGACCGCACCGACAGGCTCGTGGCGTCCGTGAACGACGGGCGCATCGACCTGCCGGACTCCGTGCCGGACCCCGAGTTCGAGATGCCGAAGGTGGACGAATCCATTCCGGTCGGCAAGCTGTCGGACGACGAGGTGGCGGAGCTGAAGGCGATATTCGAGGCGATGGGCGCGCCTCCGTCGATAGCGCTGCCGACTGACGGGGGTGCCGCCGATGGCGCTTAAGGACCTGCTGAGCACGATACAGAGGGGTGACCTGCGCGAGGTCGACACGACCGAGCAGTCGGTCGCCAGGCATGAGGACAAGCTGCGGAAGCTCATATCCTACTGGAGGCTATACCCCGACCGGCTCATAGACTTCTTCTGCTCGCTCAACCCGCACAACACGTTCAGGCTCTACTTCTTCCAGAGGTTCTACCTGAGGGTGTGCTTCCGCTACAAGGACGTGTACGCGACGTTCACGCGAGGCTTCTCGAAGTCGTTCCTGGCCGTGCTGTCGCTCATGCTGAAGGCGATCCTCTACCCGGGGGCGAAGCTGTTCGTGTCGTCGGACGTGAAGGCGCAGTCGGCGAAGATCCTCAACGACAAGATCTCGGAGATATGCCGCCTCATACCGGCCATGGAGTCCGAGATAATATGGGACACGAGAGGCTCGTCCGCGAAGACGCAGGTGTCGAAGGACCAGGTGTCATACCAGTTCAAGAACGGCTCGACCATAGAGAACGTGGCGGCGTCCGAGTCGTCGCGAGGCAGGCGCTACCAGTCAGGCCTCATCGAGGAGGCCGCTCAGATCGACGGGAAGATACTGAACGAGGTCCTCATGCCGATGATGAACGTCGAGCGACACGTCAACGGCAAGGTGGACCCGAACGAGAAGCTTAACAAGAGCACGATCTTCATCACGTCGGCCGGCTACAAGGCCACGTTCGCCTATGAGAAGCTGATACAGATGTACTGCCAGATGGTCGTGAGCCCGAAGGAGGCGTTCGTGTTCGGCGGCGACTACAGGATATCGGTCGCAGAGGGCCTGATGAACCTTGACGACATCAAGAAGACGCAGGCTGACACGACGTACGACGAGTCGTCGTTCGAGCGAGAGTTCGCGAGCCTGTGGGCGGGCAGCGTCGAAGGGTCGTTCTTCGACCCGGACACGTTCGACAAGTACCGCACGATAGAGCGCCCGAACCTGAAGTACGACAACAGGATATCGCAAGGCTCGTACTTCGTGATGGGAGTCGACGTCGGCAGGATCGGCTGCACCACGGAGGTCGTGGTCATGCGCGTAACGCCGAGCAGCAAGGACGGCAAGACGCAGCACAAGTACGTGGAGAACATACTGACGTTCGAGGCGGAGCACTTCGGCTTGCAGGCGCTGCATCTGAAGCGCATATTCGAGAGGTATCACTGCAAGGCGTGCGTTCTGGACGGAAACGGCCTGGGCATAGGGCTCGTGGACTTTCTTGTGACGGACCAGAGCGACCCGGACACCGGCGAGACGCTCTACAACTGGGGCGTCATAAATGACGACCCCGACAACCCGCAGTACAGGAAGTTCATGACGGATGACACGGTGCATGACGCGCTGTACATCGTCAAGATGAACCGGGAGTCGAACTCAGAGCTCTACGCATACGTGCAGTCGCAGCTTACGTCAGGCAAGGTGAGGTTCCCGAAGCCGTCCCAGGAGGCGGAGTCCGACATGCAGGCGCTTGCGACCTACAAGGACATGTCGAGGCGGGAGCGCGAGGAGCGCATCATGCCGTTCCGCCAGACTGACTTCCTGAAGAACCAGATGCTCAACCTCGTGCGCGAGGACGACCTTGGCGCGATCGTCCTCAAGCAGGCGAACAAGCGCGTCAAGAAGGACAAGTTCTCTGCGTTCATATACGCCATGCTGTGGCCGAAGATGGAGGAGGACAGGGTGAGCCGCAAGAGGGGTGGTCTTGGGGACTTCGTGTTCTTCACCCCGGCTGGGCACAACGGCAATTCTGCCCTGTGGTAAAAACTTAAACTATAGATTAATGGCCTTGGAGGTGCCTCCGGACATATGCTGAGCTCTAAGCTTGAGGTGAGGATACACGACGTGCTGTCCATGGCGAACATGCCGTTCGAGGAGGAGTACACGTTCCCAGACCTGGTGACGTCGAGGGGCGTGCCGCTCAGGTTCGACTTCGCCGTGATGGACGACTGCGGCAACGTGGACTTCCTCATAGAGGCGCAGGGACAGCAGCACTATCGCCCGGTCGGGCGGTTCGGGGGGGCCAAGGCCCTCAGGGTCCAGATGTACAACGACAGGCACAAGCGGGACTATTGCCGCGTTCATGGAATACGTCTCGTCGAGGTTCCGTACACGGACTATGACAGGATTTCATATGATTACATCATGCATGCCGCCGGATATTGATTGGGGGGACGTTCTTGCCTGACTTCAGGATTCATGACAGCGCACCTATGGAGTTCAACTCCATCAAGGTCGGCAGGAAGATGCTTGCCGACGATGTCACGGCCGGCGTCGACGAGATAATAAGGCACGTGCAGCGCACGAAGCCATATAAGAAGGAGGATGTGTACAGGGCCATACGGAGGGGCGATCTTGTCGGTATAAGGGCGATATCGAACTACTTCTTTAAGGCTGACGGCATATACTCCAGGCTGTGTCGCTACATGGCCTATCTGTTCCGATATGACTGGTTCGTTACTCCGATGAGGCTTGACGAGCGCGTGCCGGACAAGAAGGTCAGGGACGGGTGGTACAAGTCATTAGTGCTGCTTGACGGGTGTGAGCTGAAGAAGACGTTCGGCTCAATAGCGTTGAAGGTCATGCGCAACGGATGCTACTACGGGTACATGCTGCGTAGCGATGAGCGCGTGCTGCTGCAGGAGCTGCCTGTCAACTACTGCCGCAGTCGCTATGAGCTCAACGGTTCGCCGGCCGTAGAGATGAACATGAGGTACTTCGACGACAACTTCCCCGACGCGTCGTATCGCATGCGCGTGGTGCAGATGTTCCCGGAGGACGTGCGCAAGGCATATGTGCAGTTCAAGTCAGGCAACCTGCCCAAGGACTTCTCGTCTGACGATGAGGGATGGGTGCTGCTTGACCCGAAGATGACGGTCAAGTTCAGCCTTGGTTCTGGTGACATCCCCTTGTTCGCCTCCGTGATTCCCGATCTCATGGACCTTGATGACGCACAGGAGCTTGACAAGCGAAAGATGGCCCAGCAGCTCGTCAGAATCATCGTACAGCAACTTCCGATGAACAAGAACGGTGACTCCGTGTTCGACATGTCAGAGGCCGCCCAGATGCACTCGAACGCCGTGAACATGGTCGGTCAGGCTATGGGCGTGAGCGTCCTCACGACGTTCGCAGACGTTGAGGTGGCCGACATGTCGGACAAGGGAAACGTGTCGAGCGTAGACCAGCTTGACAAGGTGGAGCGTACGGTCTACAACGAGGCCGGAGTGAGCCAGATGCAGTTCAACTCAAGCGGCTCCGTGGCTCTTGAGAAGAGCATTGCCAATGACGAGGCCACGATGTCGGCGCTGATAGACCAGTTCAAGCTTTTCGGCCAGAGGATACTTGAGCCGATGAACGGCAGGAAGAAGAAGCTCTACTACGAGTTCTCGATCTTGCCGACGACGATATACAACTACAAGGACATGGCAAAGCTCTACAAGGAGCAGGCCACTCTGGGCTTTGGCCTGATGATGCCGCAAGTTGCTCTCGGTCGCTCTCCGCTGGCCGTGATATCAGAGGGTATATTTGAGGGAGACATCATGCACATGACGGACATCTTCAGGGCTCCGCAGATGTCGTCTACGATGAGCGGGAGTTCCGACTCACAGTCATCTGGCACCGGCGAGGCAGGGAGGCCCTCGCTTCCTGATGACGAGAAGTCTGACAAGACGCTTGCCAATATAGAGAGCGCACAGTAGGGAGAGCTTGTTTATGAATAGAAATTCGTCAGTAAAGACGATAGACGCACCTGAGTTCATTGACATTACGCCTGTAAATGACAAGATATCGAAGGCCGTCGTAAAGGTCATGTACGTAGGTCGCAATCGCAATGGTTCGGTCATAGACGAAGACGTTGCGAGGGAAATGGCAAACTCGCTGCCAGGCACGCCGATAGTTGCAGTTTGGGACGACAGCAAAGGAGACTTCTCTGACCATGGAGAAGTCGTGACGATTGACTCCGATGGCATACACTTCGAGTGCAAGACTGTTCCGTATGGCTTCGTGCCGACCGACGCCAAGGTGTGGTTCCAGGACTTCATGGACGGGATGCCTGACGATGCCCGCGCCGAGCATAAGTATCTGATGACAGAGGCATATTTGTGGACCGGCCAGTATCCAGAGGTCATGGACGTTATCACTAGGGGCGGCAAGGGCCAGTCAATGGAAATCGACGTAAATGACGGCGAATGGGCAGCTGACCCGACAACCGGTGTGGACCTTTTCATTATTAACGATGCTACCTTCAGTAAGCTGTGCATCCTCGGCGATGACGTAGAGCCGTGCTTCGAAGGTGCCTCGATAGAGCCTGACTCGCACAAGTTCTCCGAGGAGAGCGATGACATGCGCTTTAGGCGTCAACTACACGACATGGTCAAGGAGATCAGATTTGCCTTGGCTGGAGACGATGTTGCCGAAGGGGGGTTGGATATGAAGAATGTAAATAACGCCCCTGTCGGCGAGGTCGTCGATGACAAGCATGAAGACTTTGCCAAGCAGG